GACATCGTTGATGTCGTTGTTGACGTTGCTGGTGTAGTAGGCATGATTTCCTTCTAATTGGGGTTGATTGTGGACGTATCAGCCTTTGAGTAGGTTACTTAGTTCCTCTGGCGAACCTGCGTTCGCAATACGAGAAGCCAAGTCTTGACCCACGAATGGGTCAATAGAACCATCATCAAACTCTGACATTCGCTCATATGATTGAGCGTCAGGGGACTCAGTCCCCTCTTCAACGGCTTCGATACCAAATGCATCGCCGTATTCATTTAACCATTGTGCGACAGCATCCTCGTCCGCTTCAACTTCATCTGGGATGAATTTTGCGATTCGTGGATTAAGTCCGAAACTTTCTAGGATTTCACCAACAGATGCTTCGTGACTTTGTGTAGTGAACTCTGCAAGGATTTCATCGCGTTCCTTAATTTGCTTGGAAAGTGAATCAATCTGTTTGCGAAGTTTCTTTACAAGGTCAGTTCCACTGCCATTGTCTTCATCTTCGTAGTCGTACTCTAGGTATTCTTCTGCCATTGTTTTCTCCCTTTATTAGTAGTTAAACCCTCATCGGGTTTTGCACCACACGTACTCCTCAGCAGGGGTACTGATTCGTAGACGTGATGACTTCCAGACTTATACACATCACCAGGGCTGGACGGTCTGGGACGGAATCTATTAAACGTCAGGTGTTCTTAGACGAGAACCCAACGATGTTTTCTCAATAGCACCTCGTTGCATAAACTTGGCGCGTTCTTTAGATGCAAGCTTCTTAGTCTTGATACCAACTTCAGCACCACCTGCAAGACCAAGCGACTCACGTGCTAAGTCTTCAGTGCCAGCGGTTTCACCATATAGTGACATCAATCGACGATAATCTTGTTGCTCACGTGCTGCACCTTGAAAGGCTCGTTCGGCAGCATCTGCCTTACCAGCCTTGGTAATCTCTTCAGCAAATCCCTTTGAGATACCTTCGCCATATCCTGCACGAGCAGCAGCTCCGCCAACTTCAGCAGAGGTATACATTAACTTGGCTTGTTCTGTTGAGTACTGGTAACGAGAGTTGAGGGCATCAAATGCCTTTTCGTTATCTAGAAGATAAGCAACTAGGTCACCAGATGATAAACCGTAGTAGTCTTTAAGTGATTGAACAATCTGCTGGTCTGCTTTTTGCAGCGCATTTTGTGCAATGTTGACACGTGCAGTGAATTCACCAACGCTAATTGAGTTAGCAATAAGATTGCTTAAATCTCCTGGTTGGTCATAAAAGTTAGTAGGCAATCCTGCTTCTTGCATGATTTCTCTATAGCCATCTTCGGCAGCAATGTATTCTGCTGGAGAAAGAAGTTTATCGCCAGGGCGACCCTTACCTTCAGCTATACGCTTACGTATAGCTTCGTTAGCAGCAAAGCGATTCTTATATGCATCACTGGTATAAATAGTATTAAGAACTTGTGCATCAGTAGGCATAATGTTTTCTTCATAGACTTTATCTATGGTATCCATTAGCGACTTAATAAATGCATCACCAAGTCCTGTGTTCTCAAACATCTTCATGACTGAGTCACGAGCACCAAAGTCCTTGTAAGATTCAATAACCTTGCCTTGCGAACCATCGGACATAACTTCTACGACTTCAACAACACCGCCAGTTTTACGAACTGTACGTGTTCCAACAACCTTTGGCTTAGCAGCATCGGCTGCAGCAGCAGCCTGCATAGATGCAATCTGTGCTGTTAACGCTGCAATCTGGTCAAGTACGGCTGCGTTAGCAGCAGCATCAGGACCAGCTCCACCAGCACCAGGTATCAAACCACCGCCAACTACCGTTGTACTAGGTGTTGTAGTGGCTGGAGTAGTTGTAGATGGTTCAGTTGTAGCTGGAGTTGTTGTAGATGGTTCGGTTGTTGCTGGTTCGGTGGTAGCTGGAGTAGTTGTTGCTGGGGTTGTAGTTGCTGGAGTGGTTGTAGCTGGCGTTGTGGTTGCTGGCGGAGTAGTTGTAGTTGTAACTGGCTGAGCAGTTGTTCCAACCTTAACTGTAGTCCCAGACCAAATCATATTGCCACCCTCATACTTAGGGTTGGTCTTAAACTTAGGGTTTAACGCATAAAGTTCTTTTAATGATAAATCATTTGCAGCAGCAATTGCTGAAAGAGTATCACCAGGTTTAACGGTTACTGTTACTGGGACTTGTTTTGTTGCAGCTTGAGAAGCAGCATTAGCAGCTTGCATTTGAGAAAAGCGAGCTCGCTCTGCAGCATCTTGCTGTGCAGCAGTTTGAACAGAAAATACCGAATCACGAAAATCATCATAGGCTGCCATGTTTACCCCAGGAATCCAAAGTCTTTAAGAATACGTGAAGCAATAGAAGTTTTCTCTTCTTTTGCTGTTTGGGTTGTATCCCACTTAGCGCTACGACGTGCAAGTTTCTTTGTATCGTACAAATTCATTGTTGTGAAGTTGCCATCCTTGTCTTGCATATTTATAGCTCTTTGTACATAATCATCATTAAGGTCAACTGCAGATATATCCATTTCCCAGGTATCTGCAATAGCTTTAAGCCATGGGTCTGCAGCTTCGCGCAGAGTCTGACCTTGGTCAATAAACTTAGCTAAGCCAGGAGCAAAGGACTTTGCTCTAGCCTGTAGGTCATTATCAACATCTTCTGGGTTAAGAGTTCCAGCAACTAGACCTTTCATGCTTGCTTCAAACCATTTATCAAAGTTTGCATTAGATGTTGTCTGTTCAAAACCATAATCACGAGCCATGGTGTATAACTTGCCAGCCATGGTTTCTAGCTTTCCAGCTAGACCAGTGTAGACAACACGACCATCAATAGAGTTTGTCTTAACAAACTTGATTGAGTCAGCCATCAACTTGTTTAGATAATCTTGGTCGAATCTAACAACCTTGCCATCCTTGATGATGGCTTGCTTCATCATATTGTTGGCATATTCGATAGCCTGGTTTGCTGAGATAGTAAGACCCATTGCAGCGTATTGCTTAACAATATTGCTTGCATTCTTCTGTAGGTCTGCAGCAAACTGACCTGGGTTAGTTGCTCTTGCGTAATCATATGAACGCTGAGTATCTGTCTGGTCACGATACCAAGATGTACCCTTGACAATTGCTTCTTGTAGCGCTGGGTCTGTAATCATTGGACCACCGTCAACACCAAGAATCCTATTAAGCGCAGCCAATAGGCTTGGGTCATTATTGATTACAGCAGCTGTGATTCCATATTGTGATTGAAGTTGTGCCATAGACAACCTGTCGGTTGTCATTGGGACTGTAGTTGATGACCCAGCAGATGCATCTGTATTACTTGTAAATGGATTAGCTGTTGAGGTATTTGTAACCGTAATTGGATTAGGTGTAACTGCTGGCGTGGATGTACTTTTGGTAGTAGTTTTACCAGGAATTACTAATTTAGTGCCAGCAAAGATTGTATTGCCACCGTTGTACTTAGGGTTTGTTGTAAGTGCAGGGTTAGCTTTCTTGATTGCAGAAACTGTGGTTCCGTTTGCCTTAGCAATAGAGCTAAGAGTCTGACCAGATTTAACCGTTACTTTTGTGTCAGCCACTAGTCAACCACCGTTCCGATAGCATTAGGGTCTTTGAGAAGCCCTTGAATAATCTTTAGAAAGTTTTTGGTTGCAAAGGATTCTGCAAAGTCTGGACGACTTCTAGCAAAATTCTGTGCGTAGATAGATGGGTCAAAGCCAGTTGTCTGGGTTGCCTTAGTAGTACTTGTTTCTAGAAGACCACCTTTACCTGGAGCAGTTGTTGTCTTGCCCTCATAGATAGATGGTTCTTTTTTAGCAGCAGCATTGACACCCTTAATATAAGCGTCAATTTCTTCTTTGGTAGCGGTTCTACCAATTTCTGATTCAAATGTTTTGCTTAGATAATCAGCAGCATTAGATGCGCTGTACTGAGTTGTGGTTTCAGTTCGCTGTGCTGTAGTTCCATACTTCTTGGTAGTGCCGTCACCTTTTGTATAGTCGCCTGGATTCCATACATTAAGATACATAGATGGGTCACCAGTAGCGCCAGACCCAGGAGTTCCTACCCAGTCAACAGCATCATTCCATACAGACTGCCACTTGCTTTGTGGGATTCCAGCTTTCTTAAGAATCGCAACAAATCGGTCATAATACTTTTGAGCTTCTGTTCCTTTTTTGGCTGTAGCTCCGCTGTACTTGAACCAGGACTTAGCCTGGACATCATTGATGCCAGCCTCTGGATTAATTCCAGGAAGTTTGATAGGAGAGATGTTTAGCTTCTTGCTAGCTTCATCTTCCTTTTTCCATGTTTCATAAGCAATCATCGCTTCCGCGTATTGCTTATCTCCTGTTTTACCCTTTGGGTAATCCGAACGCTTTGGTTTCTTCACTTTGTCACCACGAATTCATTATCTAGTTCTGGCATATTGTTTAACCATCTTGTGGCAAATGCATCAAATTCATCAGATGCTGTTTGTAGGAAGTCATAATGAAATTGAGCAAACTGTTGTTTGAGCATCAACTTCCTTTCATCACTATTGTTTGGTCGGTCATACTCATTCTTAAAGTTACGAGCCTTACCTGCCCAGAAAGCAATTTCTTCCCACTTGGTATTGCCAGTCGAGTACGCGTATGTTCTCCAGTCAAGATTGTTGGAGATAGTTTCAACCGCTGCAATGGTTCCATTCCAGTAGTCTTTGCGTTCTTCGTCGCGTTGCTCTACCCAACCCTTGTAGTCCTTTTCAATGTCATCTACCATGTCATCGAAGACACGCTTGATGCCAGAGTATTCATACCTGGATTCATAGGTTGAGGCAATTCCATATTGCTTCATCATGGCGTTGCGCCAATCAACAGCTTTCTGATACTCAGCCCAACCAACACGAGCTTGAACTGACTTCTTTAACTCGTCTTCGGTTTTCTTCTGAGTAATAGGATTATTAAATCCTCCAGCAAACTTCATCTTCTTGTAGATAGAAGCTACTTCTGTCGAATAATCATTTGGTCCACTACCAGTACCTGCAATATCACCATAACCAGATGACAACATTCCAGCATACTTTGTATTGGTATTACCTAGTTCTTCTAGCAACTTTGTGCTATTACGAAGAACCTTAATATCATTTAGTGTTGCAGCTACGCCTGCAATATTCTTTTGGTTAGACCCGACAAGCGCTAAGGAATCCATTCCCCACTCGTCAATCATCACTTTCTGTGCAATGTCATAATCGCCATTAGCCATCTCTACCAAGTCTGCGTAATAAGAGGTGGCAGCACGAGTTACTGGGTCAAATGTTGCTGAGATAGGTGCGTTGAACTGAACAACAGCACGGATAAACGCCATATTGCCAGCTGCTTTAGCAGCAGATTCCATAGTTGGTGGTTGACCAACACGACCGTTTGCTACCCACTCAGAGAATCCTTTACGCCATTGAGCGTAAACCTCGTCGGTAAATCGTTCACTCTTTTCAAGTCCGATAAGTGAAAACGCTGTACGGATTGGGTATGGTAACTTGCCTGAGTCAATCAATGATTGAGCATAAGCTGGAACCATTGTGTTCTTTACCTTCTCGGCAAGGTTCTTGCCTTCTACTGGATATCCTCCATATAGAATGCTTGATTCATAAACATCGTCGCCAAGTGTTTCACGTAGCGCTGTTGCTACTTGCTCACCGTAAAGCTTCCATGGACCAACACTAAATCCGTTATCAATGATTTCGGATATTGTTGCTGTGCCAAACCAAGAGATAGATGGGTCAGCAACCATGAATTCCATTTGCTTAGGGTTGAATTTAATTCCACCGCCACGAGCATCTGTATATGGCTTAAGTGCTGTCTTAACCCAACTTGGTAACTTATCTCCATATGGAAGTGGGTACTTAACAGATACTGATACTCCAGCTGGAACATCTTTGATTGAGGAGTAAGTGTTTCCATCTTGGTCCTCATAAGCTTCATACTTGTCAAATGCTTGTTGGATACTGTTGTACCAGTAGGCATTCATTGGGTTGCGAGCCAATAGGCGAAGCGCAACTGCTTGGGAGTTGAAGAAAGCCAAGGGGAAGCTCATTGCATAACGTGCTGTGTACATACCATTGGTAAGACGACGTGATGAGTAAAGCGTTTCTTCAACTCGACCTAGTGCCTTACGGTATGCAACCTGACGAATCTCATTGTTTACTACGGCTTCTGATACATCAATACCAGACCGTTGTGCTGCATTAATCAGCGTTTTCATTTCGTCACGGACGTAAGACAAGAATAGTGGGTTACGAACCAATCTTGTTTCAGCAAGTGAAAGAACTTTCCATGCTGCGTTGGTTGCTCCACCTACGCGAGCAAGGATTTGCTCAGCGCCAGTTAGGTCAGAAAGCTTAAGGCTTGGTCCATCAATCTCTTTAAGTAGGTCTGTTCTGCCATAAAGCATTGCATCTACTTCTTGGTAAGTCACTGGACGTTCTGTAATAATTTTACGAAGGTCTGGGTCTGGATACATTGCATAGAGTTTTTCTCTTGTCTGCGCTGCCCAAGCTTCCATATCATCACCAAAACGGTCTTGAATACGAAGTCTGTATTCTTTACCAGCTGGACTGTATAACCATTGTACTATTTCAGCGTTGGACTTTTCGCCCTTCATCATCCATCCGACTGGCAAATCAAGCTCGTTACGAATTTGACGGTTAGCAATATGTGCCAACGCATTCATATACTCTTCACGATTCTTGCGAGGAATCTTTACAAAGCGAGCACCGTCTGCACGAAGTCTTCTTGAGATTTCTGACTGCATTGATGCTGCATAAAAGTTTGTAGCGGTGTCAATTTCTGACATGTATGCGCTAGCACCACGGACGTTAGGGTCAGCTAATCCTTGAAGTGTGTATGTCTGACCGTTAACTTCAATAACTTCAGCATCTTGACCAAGAAGTTTCTTTTGTTTCAAATCTCCTTGAGCATTGGCAAACTCTGCCCAGTCTTTACGTTCACGTTGGATAAGTTTTGCAGTGCCGTTAATATAATCAGCAAGGCGACTCATCTCATCAAATGCGTCATCAACCTTAGACTGTAACTCTGTTACCTTATCTTCAAGTTCATAATACTTATTTTGGACATTGACATCATTGCTTTTCATTGCCTTAGCTTTGGCTTTGTCACGAGCTGCAGTAAGTTTTGTCAATGACTTGTCTAAGTCATCATAAAGAGCTTCGGCTTTTGCGTGGTCTGTAATCTTAGGTTCTAGGTCTGCTCGGTACTTTTCTACACGAAACTGTGCAGACTTAGCTTGCTTACGAGCATTGGCAGCTGGGCTGCCTGGTTTCCATTTTTTAGCAGATTCTTTTAGAAGACCAGTATTGTAGATAACATTATCTACGCCAGGGATTGCATTCTTAATAAGTTCCATTGACTCAAGAGCCATGCTTGCACGAGCAAATGGGTCTACCATTGAGTTTTTTGGTATGTATGCAAGACGAAGTAGGTTCAAGTTGCTGAATACCATGTTGGCTAAGTCAAGGAACTGACCAACATTCATAGCGGTTCTAGACGCTACAGCGCCATAGAACTGACCTTGGGTAACCTTTGCACCTTTGCCTGCAACGCGACGTGCGTTGAAGATAACTTCAGTTTCAAGTCTGCGGAAGTCAAGCATTGGAAGATTCTGTGCTTCATTAGATACAGACAAGAAGTTTTGTACGTTAATTCCGCCGTTTTCGTCTGGAACAAAACCATTCTTAACAGCATACTCTTTAATGCTATCACGACTTTGGTTCATACGGATATGCCAGTTTTTAATCTGGTTGACAGCATCTTTAGTGCTGGCAATATCTTGCATATCTGTAATGCCGTAATGCTTGGCAAGACGACCCATGACGCTTTCTTCAATGCGACCAAGTGCAATAGCACGTTGTGTATCGCTTTGTGCATCAAGGAACATCTCGACCATGCGACGCTTGTACTGAGCGCCTTCTACTCCCTTAAGGAACTGAAGACGGTTTAGGTCAGATAATAAATCGTTGGCTGCTTCAAACTTACGTGGGTTAGAAATATTAATGTACCCTTGTGGACGACCTGAGCCAGTCCATGCAATAACACGTACGGCTCTATCGTAGACACCTGTTTGGTAAACCTGAGTTTTCCAACCACCGTCGGCATCTTGACCAAACATCTTAAGGTCGCCGTATAAAGCCTGTGATTGTATCTTCTTCTTGGCTAAACCAATTTGCTCTAGCGCTGCATAGCGTCCTGGGCGGTAGCTTTCGATAACACCCATCTGCGCCTTTTCCATGAAGTCATCTAAAGCGCGAGCAAAGTTAGGGTCTTCTACTTTAACAGCATCAATAATCTTTTGATATCTAGATGTAAGAGCTGGGTCTAGTGCATCTAATCCGATGTTTGCAAAATTATCAATCGGTGTTGTAGCAGTAATTCCATAGTTATCAAGATGGTCTGCTGCAAGTGGATTACGTTCAAAGAATCGTTGGAATGCAGCAGTATCACCACGTTCAGCAAGCAGATAATCTGCTACATCCTGGTGGTTATCTAATCTAGATAGGATTGTTGCTGTTCTATAAGGATTAGATGTTTCGGATACAAGTGGGTTTGATGCAAGCTTAGTTAAATCTGTTTCATTGACTGCGTCATCTACAAGTACGGATAGACCAGTCTTAGTCTGTTGTTCTACAGGCAAAGCCTTCTGTGCAACAATCTCATCAAGTTCGCTTCTAAATACATCCATGTCGTCTGTGGTAGCAAGACGTTTTGGACCTACAACTTTCTTTGCAGCACCGCGTACGGCAAAGCCAGCACCTTTGCTGCCAAGAGCAGCAAGTGCTAAGTCAGTAACACCAGAGGCTAAAATTCCAGCCCATTCATCACGGAATGCTTTATCACGTTGGCGTTCATCAAATACATCAAAGTCTTTGTCAAGGAATGTAGCATTAGTTACATCACCAAGAACAGGAGATGTAATCTTACCAACAGCGCTAGCTGCTGCCTGTCCCATAGAAATCTTTTCGGCTTGTTTCTTTGAGAAACGATAACTTTCAGTAATGCCACCCTTGCCTTTAGCCATAGCTTGAGGTGTAAGTAGAGCAGCAGAAACAGTTTGAGTTACTGGCTGTACAATTTTTTCGCCAACAAAACTAAGTGCTGCCATAGCTGGATTAATAATCCTGCCAAGAATTGGTTTTTTTGAACCAGCTTCAATTGCTCCCATTACTTTAGGGACAATTGCTTGTTCTGCTTTTCCTACTTTAGTTGTATCTTTTTTGAACTTATCTACCTTGGAAAGTTTTGGTTCTTTAGTAGGGTCACTGGCTACAGATGGGTCACTCCACCATTCTGTTAGGGACATTAGGTGCAGCCTCCTTAGCCGTTAGTTCCTCTAATACTGAAATTCGGTCATCGTCGGATTCAAAGGGGAACTTGGCTAAATCCCAAGCAACTGGAGCCATTTCAAATCCAAGGTATTCAAGGTTCTCTTCGAACTTCTTGAGTATCTTCATTCTGCTTGACTCCGTAAATACTTAACGAAAGCTTTCATAGTTCCAGAAGATTCTGGAGAATCCGCAAACTGTGCCATCAATGGCATGTATTTAGCCAACTTTGATAAATCTTTTAATTGATTATCGATTGGACTTTTTAGTCCTAGCATTTCTCTACCAGGACCAGGACCAACGTCCACACCAGCAGTCACAGGTTCATCTGGACGCTGGGTGGGCGCTGTCAAAGGTACTACGCCTGCCATCGGATTAATACGTGGCATTTGCGGTGTAGGTGTTTTAGCCATTGGTGCAGCAGCCTGTTGAGCCTGAAAATCTCTTTGCTCGCCATAGGCAGCATTAGGAAGTTGTTTTGCGCCCTGGCGGTCGGTTCGCTTAGCGAACTTACCTGGACCCGAAGGTTGCATCATTGACATTTATTTACCTACTTCTTTGGAATATTGACCTTTGTTCCTGACCAAATCATGTTGCCTTGCTTGTACTTCTTTTTCTTCATAATGTCAGGGTTTGCTGCACGAAGTTCTGCTAAAGATAATCCTGCAGTCTTTGCAATACCTGACAAGGTATCGCCCTTCTTCACGGTATATCGGCTATCAACTTTAGTTGTTGAACCACCGCCAGTAGAAGTTACTGTTGGTCTTGTCTTAGAACCAGCCTTATATGCTGCAGTTCCTGGTACAAGTGATGAGCCATCCTTGCCATAGCGAAGTTCTTTAGGTGCGTTCTTCTTTTCAGCCTTGGCAATAAGAGCATTAAGTTCGTCCATACGTTGACGACGAGTCTTGCCTACAATACCCATTGATGCTAGTGATGCAAGTTGAGATAATTGCTGTTGCGCTCCTTGGCGACCTGCAGTTACCTTACTTTTACCCTTGCCAGTAATGTCAGCAAGCTTTTGCTCAAGACGATTGATTTCATTAAAGTCTTTTTTGGTTGAACCTTTAGCTAAGCTAACTACTTCACCAACGGCTGCTCCAACAATACCTGCTTTTCCTGCACCTTTGATTCGTCTAAACTTTGGTGTAGCTTTTTTAGCTGCAACCTTAGCTTTAGCTTTTGCTTCCATGTCTTTCAAAGCTGCTTGACCAGCAGTTGGTTTAGCAGTAGATGGTGCTTTTGAATCTACAGTAATTTTTGTACGTGGCTTAGCTGCAGCAGCTTTAGCTGCTACGCGCTTTTTAGCTTCTTCAAGACCTTTGGCTTCATTACGTTTCAAATCTGCAAGTGTTGGACGCTTTGTAGCAGAAGGATTTTTTGGTGTCTGCGTTTTTGCAAGTTCATTCATTTTCTTATCGGCAGCACCGCTGGCAACATCGTATTTCTTACCTTGAATAAGAACTTCGCCTTTAGCGCCTGGCTTAGTAGCTGACCAGTTCTTGCGTTCTGCGGGAGTCATGTTCTTCCATGCAGCCTTATTAGCAGCAGACTTCTCTGCACGAGTCATGGTCTTTGAAGGCGCAGCCTTCTTTACTGGCTCTTTTGCTGCAGTAACTGACTTGGATATTTCACCAAAAGTCTTAGTTGGTTTGACAGCAGCCTTTTTAACTGCAGCCTTTTTTACTGGTGCTTTCTTTTCAATAGCAGCAGCAGCTTTTTTGACAGCAGCTTTCTTTGCTGGGGCTTTCTTGGCAGGTGCTTCGTCGCCTCCTGCTTTCTTGCCAGCGTATTCGCCAAATTCATCTGCCATAGACTGACGGAACTTATCAAGTTCCTTCTGTTGCATAGCATCGTATTCAGCTCTGCTTAGATAAGCCTTCTTGCCAAGTTCTTTCTTGGCAGTATCAGCCATGTCCTTAAGAGCTAGTCTATCTTCAGCAGTAATTTTGCCTGTGATGTCTTTGCGTACAGCTTTTACTTTTCCTGGAAAAGCTCTCTTTGCTGCAGTCTTAGCGTCTTTTCTGGCTTGGCGATATTTGTATGGTTTCTTCGCCATGATTATCCTTACTTAAGCTTGTTGTTGTTGCCTTTGATGCCCTTAAGAGCAGCAGGCTTTGCATTTTGTCCAAGTCCTACGCCCTTGCCACCAGACTTCTTGCCTGAGTGTCCTGGGTGTACTGGAGCCTTAGCTGGCTTACCTTGCTTTCCAAACATTTTTTCTCCTTATGCTGGTATTTGTCGAGTTACTCGACCTGCGAGTACTGGATTGCCTGAACCAGTTAGACCTGCTAACAACTCTTGCATTGCTGGTCTGCCTTGTGGCATCTGTGGCATTTCGCCACCTATGCCCATTGGCTGTTCTGGTTGCGCCATTTCTGGCGCTTGTGGTGCTTGTGTTGCTTGTGGTGCTGGTTCTGGCTTGAACGCTTTGGCTACCGCTTCTTCAAGTGGTGTGCCTTTCTTACGTTCATCGATAACTGTTGCCATCTTTTCAACAAGTGACATTGGGTCTTGACCTTGCGAAACCATTTGTGGAATCGCTGCAGCAAGTTGTGAAATAGATGCTTTCAATGAATCACGCATCTCTTCGATGTCAATTGCCCGCTCTTCTTCTCCAGCGTTGAGCGAAATTGGTAAATTACGACGTAGCATTCCTCGTGAAATGAGTTTATCGCCACGTGCTTGCAGACCCCATACCAGTGCTCGGTTAGGGTCAAGTCCTGCCATCAATCCGTATTCAACTGTTACGCCATAATTGCCGTTGATATCGATTGATGGTTTGTATTTTAATTTGTATGGAACGCCATTGGCTGTTGCAGATACTTCACGAGATAGCGTTGGGAAGTATGCCTCATCAGTAGCAAACGCGATAGAGATAGCTTCGCCAATTGCTTCGCCAAGGATTGATTGAATAACTTTGATTTGTGAATCGAACCCAGCCATAAGTGCCTTGACACCTTGACCAGTAACAATAGAACCTTCTGCTTGTCCTGCACGTGCTTGAGGAAAGCGAGTTCCTAGTTTCATTTCATCTGCTAGAACATTGTTCTCCGCAAAAGCGAACTGAGGTACATCCAGATTGATACGACGAATCTTCTCAGGGGAGTTAGAACGTATAACTGAATCAGGACCAACGGATAGCTGAGTAACGTCAGTAGGCAAAGCAAGAGGAGCTTCAACAGATTTTTGAACAGCTTCCATAGTAAGAAGAGCAAGACGCGCCTTGGCTGCATATACTGGTAGTACGTCGTCGAACGAGCCTCGGACTTCGCCGTCAAGCGAAGGACGCTGAGCAATCGCAACTGGGACTCGACCGAGTTTATTTGATGTTTCGGCAAGTACTGCACCTCCACGACTTGGAATAAACATTACGGTGCGATTCTTGTCAGTCCAACGAACCACCTCAAGTAGTTCATTACTGTCTGTACGACCAAACGCAGTTGTCTGCAAAATCTTGTCTGCTAGTTCTGGGAACTTGGCTGCTAAATCGCCAGCCTTACGATAATACGAACGGCAATAGACAGATACTTCCCCAAACCTGTCCATGTCGTAATACGCACCCATAGAGTTTTCTACATGGATATGCGGTCTATTTTCCTTGAAGTTAGGTTCGACTCTGAATATACAGAAGCCATAAGTTCCTAACTGGTCTGCGCCACGCAGTAGCTCTGTTCCAAGACGAGATGAAGCAACATAATAATTTGCAATCTTAGTTCTCTTATCAGCCTTGGTACGCTGTGAATCATCAAGGGATGAATCTCCAGCAGCCGTTATGGTAGGTAGTACACCTGCCTGCTCAGAAACATCACGAGCAACCACGTCAATAAGGTTGGCGATGATAGGTCTAGACCATGTTCCCTCTGGGAACAAACCGCGAAACACTTGGTCGGCGTTACCTGAACGGACCAATGCGACTTCGCGCATGCGCTTATCGCGCTCAGCATTACGAGCTTTTAATTGCTCATATGCGTGTACAAGTTCTTTCATTATCACAATCTCGCTATTCGCTGTGCAGCAGCTAAATCATCTAGGTTTACAATGTACCTATCTTCAATTTGCTTCTGAGGTGTAAATTCGTTTTTCAAAAAGTTTGGTACATTTGCTGAAGTTAATAAAACATCGCGGGCTACGATTTCACAAAACCAGAGCGCCATTACAGCGTCCATCTTTAATCTCTTGCCTTGAACTCCTGGTTGCCAAACAACCAATTGTTCTATTAACTTTTTGATATGTTCATTACGTGAAGCATCTGGTAACTCAATCATGTTATCGCCAGCATGCTTTAAGTTGTTATTGTTACCGTCACGTTTAATAACGGTTCCGAACAACGGAGCCAGAGAAGCTACACCAAACTCTGGGTCTTGTTTATTATTACCTGTGTAGTGTGGGCGGTAGTTAATACCGCGGGTAGACAAGAAGTTTCTAATCTCCTCGTCTTGGGTCAAGAAAAGCTGAAATGCGTTGGATTCAACGATGACAGTATGAGGCTTGTAGGCATCTGTCCATTCTCGAATCAAAGACCGAATCGCTGCAGGTGTGGGGCTGCTCATGACGTGAACGTCCATGACATAGCGCTTGTGTGTTCTGCGGTCGACTGCGTAAGCAACTGCTGCCGTGTCACCAGACATGGCTGGGTCTATACCAATAATGCGATAGAAGTTCTGTGCATTTTCAGGATGACCCGCAGCGCCTGCAACTAACGCACCCGATTTTCTCATTCCGTTGACTGCGCCTCTAACGCACATCGGGTCGAAGATTGCATTCTCTGCGATATCGAGGTTCTGGTAAACCAAAGACCATTTGGAAGGACCAGCCTCATTGCGGACCGCAGTAAGACGCGGTCCAGTCCATCGGTCAAAGTAACCATTCTCATCTGGGGTATCATCCTCAGTAAGCGGTTGCTCTGACTTGCCCCAAAGGGTTTTCCAATCCTTCGGGTCGTCTGCGTATTCTAATACGGCAGGCATGGACAAATATGACCACGGTACGATTCCGTCCGTGTAATGTTGAGTGTTGCGAAGTTCTTTATATAAGTCGGTTGCAGATACGCGAGTTCCGACAACAAGAAGCTGACCCCCGCCTGGTGGTAGACGAGAGGCAACTTCTTGTCGAATCCATTCTTGTTGCTTAGCCCACTCTCCCGCGTTAGAGAGAGTGACCACGTCGTCAAGTACGATTAAGTCGGCGCGAGCGCCGTAGACTTGACCGCCCATACCGATTGCTTCAATCGTTGGGTCTTTGGCATCTGATTCGCGGACATCCGCGCCCAGATAAACTTTGTTAGCCGACCACATGTCGGCGGTAGCTTTGTAACCATCGGTAGGACCAAAGGCAGCTTGTAGGTCTGCATACCGAGGATGAGTCAGGCGTTGCTTGATAGCATAAAGAAACTTCTTAGCCTGCTCTTGGGTTTTGGAAATAACAATCACGTTGATGTTGGGATTTTTGACTACGCGGTAGGTAACGTAGTTAATCGTGATGGTCATAGTCTTGGCATGGTTTGGTGGAACATTTACCAAGAGGCGGGATAGACCCGCCGACCCTTTTTCGTAAGTCATCGCTGGATGTAACCAACGAGGTTCTTTACCTTCCAACATATCGACCACGTTAAGCATGTGGTCCCAAACTTTGGCTCCCAGGTATTTCTCAGAAAACTCCGCAAAGTCAGATAGACCAGACCGAGCTTCGTCGGCGAGGTCGGAGGTTCTTAACCGAGCGTTATCTATATAGGCAGCGAAGCCTTCAGCTTCGCGCCTCTGGGTGTCATACCAAGAACGAGAACGACCAATAACCTTGAGGGCATCGGCAATAGTGCGCCCTTGGCGCACCAAGTTGATTAGTTCTTTCCTGGCTTCTTCGGGGGTTAGATTTCTTTCCAAGTCTTCTCCAGTAGCTGTAGGGGTCTACAGGGGTATAGACAGAAGTATCCCCACTATATGTTTTTAACCAAGTTAAAGCGGGCGTTAAGCCCGCGTTTACGGCTTCGTGGAACTCAGCCGTTACACTTATATAGGGGTCTAGAGCGTCGGCGTGTTTCAAGGGGCAAATCAAACTTTTTTTCTTGGTATAACAAAAGTCCTGGTCAGAGCTGGTTTTCTGGTGAAAATATTTTTGATGATAGTGGGGGGCGGGCGGGGGGTGGACCTAAAAAACCCTGGGGTCGTCAAGGGCGCGGGCATAAAAAAAGGGGGCAAACGCCCCCATTGTCCCCACAAAAACAGTCGCCCGCACAGGAGAAACCCCTCCCCCACCGTGAGTGAGAGAGGGGCTTGACCTGACTATCTATAGAGCGATTCGCTTCAATACTACGCGGAGCGTAGAGGAAACGATGCTGACTTCCGCGACCCCGCGATTCTCCGCGATGTCGAACACTACACCTACGCGACCCTTACCTAGTGGAACTAGGTCGCCAATCTGTGCGAACCGAACAGGAACTAATTCACAATCGGGCGCACAATCTAGAGAGGGAATTCCATACTCGCGCTTTGCATCCTGCACATACGCTGTGAGGTTTACGAGTAGGTCATCGTGTGTCCATGCTGTTGCTTCCATGATTGAACTCCTTGCTAATTCACCGAACCCAGCGTTCGGCGATGGAATACAGACTACACGATGAGCCCCACACCTGTCAAATCTGGCTGTCTGGCTGAGCGTAAATACGGCGTGTCTAACGTAGCCCATGGCATGACACATGACCCGACACACATGGCACATGACATACACGCCACACCCACATCACGCGCCTGTCTACACGCATAGCGTATGTGTTGGTAATAGCTCGCACGTGCATGGGCTATTCACAGCGTATACGCATCTCAAGATAGCAGAACGTAGTTCTGCTTATTTATGGGGAGCCAGTCGGAAATCCCGACGGCAGAAAGGAAACACCATGAGAAAAGTAGCAACCGAAACACTGAGCGGTGTCGTGAAGAACGGCATGGTTCACATCTCCAAGGCAGACGACAAGCGCGTCTTCGCCAAGGTTCGCATCACCACCAACACTGCCAAATCTTCGAAGAAGATTGAGGCGATTCTATCAGCAATGGGTCAATACCCAAACTTTGACAAGGTTCTCGCAGCCGTGCTCAAGGTCGAACCAAACGCATACCTAACACTGAAAGGCGGTGCTCGCTAATGAGCAACGACACAATCCTCTCCATCCTGTTCATCTGTTATACAGGAATGTGCCTCGGAATTGGGGCTCTCGCTGGCATGTTGCGTCGCGACACAGAGTGGCGCAGGCATCTCTTGATAGCAGACCAAAGGTCTGCTGATTTAGATAGCCACTGGGAAACTGCAATTCGTGAGTAGCCCAAATGAAACCTCGTCGGAGGCAGTCATCACATGCGGTGATTGCCTCCGTCCCGACTGCAAAGGATGTGAATACTGATGAACTACAAAGTAGCAATCAACTGGCAAGAAGATGAGAACTCGCCCACTGGCACGATGTATTGGGTCGAGGTAATGAAACTCGATGACTGGAATACAGTCATTGTGGAAACAAAGCACCACACCTTGAGTGTCGCATGGGGCGACGCTCTCGCGGAGCTGCAAGCGAAGGGAGAAATCTAATGGAACGCAACTGGTGGGAGATTCCCGCCGTCAAATCAAACAGCGACATAGTCGCTGAGCAGTTCGCAAACGATTGGCTATTGGTCGTTGAGAACGACCATGAAATGTGGACTCAACTAGTTGACGATGTCAAGGAGTTGGACTACAACGTGATAGCAACCACCGCATACCTGCGCGAAGAGTGGGATGTGTTGATTGACCAAATGGAAACACATGTTTCCAAGATTTCTGACGTGGCAGGTTTATTGCTACGACAGATGCTCTCAATGGGCGACCGCCCATTCGAGTTGATAGCCCGCAATGTAATCGAACGAATCAAGGAGGAAGCATGAAAGTATCAACAGCAATCGAACTCCTAAAGGAGTTAGACCCTAATGCTCAAATCGCAGCGCAATGGTATGACCAAGAGGACATGACCGCGTATGGCGATGACGAGATGAACACTGAAGTGTGGAACCTAGCAATGGAAATCTTCAACAACTACGAGTTCCCCGACATGCACTACGCAGTAGAGCAAGCGATTGACGAAGCAAAACAACGACTAGCAAAGGAGAAAAACTAATGGGTCAATACCATGTCCTTGTCAATTATGACAAGAAAGAAGTGGTCGAGCCTTATGGATTAGGGCTTGGCGCAAAGCAAGTTGAACAACTAGGCGCGTTCAAAGGAACGATTGCCGATGCAATGTATCTGCTCGTGATGACTAGCCCTGCTCGTGGAGGTGGCGACCTGCCACTGACTGGCGTGTCTGGGCGATGGGCTGGCGATAGAGTCATGATTGTCGGTGATTACACCGAAGATAGCGACGTGCCATCTATCCCAAACGTAAGCAAGTTATACAACGGCGATTACCTAGACATCAGCAACCAAGTTGCTGAAGCATTACAGGTAGCGTTCGGAAGAAATGTTCGGGAGTCAAGTTGGCATCCCGACTACGTCGATAAGGAGGAAACACATGCCTAAGTATCTCGTATGGCAGAAGCGCGAGTTCATGTTCTACCAAGAGGTAGAAGCGGACTCAAAAGAAAAAGCAATAGACATCGCCTTCGAAGAAGGTGATTGGGAGCAAGACCAAAACTATGCCGAGCATGAATACACAGTCGAGCTCGTGCCTAGCGAACTACAACCAGAGGTTGACGACCTCATCAAATCAGAGGAGGAAAGCAATGGATAAATACACAGTGTTTGCAACACTGACCAAGGAATACGAGGTCGAGGTGGAAGCCAATGACCCCGCACAAGCCATCGAGAAACTCGATGACTGGATAGCAGATGACTTCGAACCGTTCGAGGTCAATGGCAAATGGGAACTGGAGGCACGTTAATGATGGGTTATACCGAGCAAGATGTTGATGCTATGAAAGTAGCACTCAACATTGCCACATTCTACTTGCCTCCAAGCAAGGATGACGTGGCAGAAAGACTCCAAGGGATACACGATTTCTTGGATGGACTACTAGTGGAAGGACGTATCTAATGGGACACAATACAGCGCAAGACCTAGCAGAGAATGTCATTGACATTCGGCAATCAATCGCAATCCAATTGCGAAGCAATCACTATCCCCCTGTTCCACTTACCATGGTGGAACCATGCATCGAAGCCATCTATGCATGCAGTGATGAGAACTACGACAAGAAGATAACACTCCCAGAGGGAGTGACTTGGCGTGGCAAGTTGACAGCGCCTGCATGGGCGATAGTTGAGGGTCATCACTTGGAGCCATGGCTATGACCAAACACATCATGGACATGAGCGCAGATGAACTGGCTCAACTCACTTGCTTCGGATACGAAGGACACCCATGCACTAACACGATGGATGAGTATGGCTGTCGCAATTCCATGAAAGACAATGAACCATTCTGTTCAGAATGCTGTGCCGATACTACCGATGGCGCATGTTGTGGATAGCGTGTATCAAGATAGCACATCTTTAGATGTGCTTTATATATAGGGCAACTCAACGAAAGGAGAAGCAATGCCGAAACTAAAAAGGTCTAACGACCGCAAGGTAACCAACATGGCAACACCGAATGGCAAGCGGTCAGCGCTAGCCAATACGTTCGGTCTGCCTAGTGGTAAGCAGTACTCATGTCCCTATGCAACCAGCATCTGCGAGAAGATTTGCTACGCAGGTAAACTGGAAAAGATGTACACCTCAGTTCGTGAAGTGTTACTTCACAACTGGAATGCGTTACGCAACGCCGACAAGTATGACATGTGGGCAATGCTTGACACCATGATTCTCGATTTCAAATCAGACTGCGACACCAAAGGTGTCAAGAAATTGTTCCGCATCCACTGGGATGGTGACTTCTTCAATGCCGATTACATCTGGGCGTGGAAGGTAGTCATCGAGAACAACACCGACACTCAGTTCTGGGTGTACACACGCAACCCTGACGCAGCTCGTGCGTTACGTGACATTCCCAATCTCTCGCTGTATTACTCTGCAGATGCAGAGAACTGGGAGTTCGCACCGCAAGGTGTGAAGATTGCCTATCTTGGTGACACCTTCGGTACTGCCAAGCAAGCAATGCTAGCCATGACAGGCAAGCCAGGTGCTTCCTGTCCCGAACAACTCAAGCGCATCCCACTCATCTCCGAAAAGGGTGGAGCCTGTGCGGTATGCCGTCTATGTATAGACGGTAAGTCCGACATTCGATTCAGTATCAGCAAACGATAGGAGGAAACATGGAACCATCATTTCGCATAGCACAAGTAGAGTTTCTACTTACACAATACACAGAAGCGATGCATCGCAGTGGCATGGGCGACCTTGCTATCTGGCAATCGCTCGACAGTTACTACACACGACCAGATGACTGGGACTTAGTGCTCACATCTACACGTGAAGAAGCCTTTGACCGTATGGTCAAGGACAACTGGTTCGTAGATATGGGCGACCATTTCTATGGCATCGACTATGAAACTGTCGATGAACTGGTACTTGAGTACCTCAAGAACAACAAGTTAGTGAAGGACATAACCGAAGATGAAGAGGACGCAGACGCGTAATCTTGATAGCACATCTTTAGATGTGCTTTATATATAGGAAGCAAGACCCAACCAAAGGAGGCAACACAATGGAAACAATCACAGCAACAGAGTCACCCAAAGTATTGGTTGACGAAATCAAGGAACAGATAGCAACACTCGAAGCACAGGTCAACACATTGCGTGACTCACTCTTCCGAGAGCGAGCTCATGTACGTGACCTCTTCACTGCCATCAACGATGACATCGAGTCAAACGAATGGAGCGAAGAGGACACGATTACACTCAAGGAAGTCAGCGACTACCTTGAAGCAGCGTTCTCTAGCAAACTCGTATTCACCAAGGAATACGAAGCGTATGTCGAGTTCACTGTCAAGACCACCGTCAAGTACAGGTCAGAGAATGCAGAATCTGCACAAGAAATTGCAGACTCTATCGGATTAGACATGGATGAAAGCGATGTCAATTACGATGGCGACGCAGAAGTCAGCGAGTTCTGGGTTGAAAACACACGAGTCCTATCCGTAGAAGAACAATAGAAAGGAACCAACATGACAACCAATGCAATCAAAAGCACCCCCAAGAGGGGGGACAAGTGCGCCAATGGCGCAGTCATCCTCGATATCAAGAGGACATTCGGCGATGGATGGATAGTCCTCTGCCTATGGGCAGATGAATCTCCCCTTCACCCATTCGTCACATGGTGGGCGTTCTGGTCTGAAACAGGCGAGCTACGCACACTGCAAGGTCACTACCATGATGAACTCTCACAGGCGATTGTTGACTTCGCTGGTCGTTCGTGAGATACTCTTCCCTATACAACCAACCAACTAACGAAAGGAAACACATGACAACAACACGCAGAATGTCAGCAAGTATTGCTGGCTCAGCAGTAACAGCAACATCCGCACAAGACGCAGCACAACAGGCTGGTCTTGACTGGCACGTATCACTGGCTGACCTCGAAGCCTTAGCCGTAAACGACGAGGGCGTTAGCCGAATCAAAGTGCCTGACCGATTCGCAACTATCCGCACCGACAAGGATGGCGGACAGACTGCACTCGGTACTGTAGGTACACGTTACAAGGTGTTTCAGAATGGAGAGATGTTCTCCGCACTGGATGCACTGGTCGATTCAGGCGAAGCACGATATGCAAACGCAGGTGAGCTGCGTGGTGGTGCTCAAGTATGGATGCTTCTTGAACTTCCAAAAGAAGTCAAGATTGCAGGTGACCCACACGCTGCATACCTACTAGCACGTACCTCACACGATGGTTCATGCTCACTAGGTGTAACGCCAGTAGTCAACCGACTCTTCTGCTCCAACCAAATCAGTGGCATCTTCCGTAAGGATTGCAAGTACTCACTGCACCATACGACCAACGCCAAACTGCAGGTAGAGCAGATGCGTACCATGCTTCAGGTTATCTACACAGGTATCGAAACTTACGAACTTATCGCAGATAAGTTACTCAACGTAGAGGTATCAGACAAACAAGTAGAAGACATCTTCAAGAAGATGTGGACTATGCCAGCACTGGTCGAGAAGACACCGTACTTCAAACTCAGCACTGGTGAACGACGTACATACAACCGTATCACTGACGCTCGTAACACAGCGCTCAATATCTACCAGCACAGCAGCACACAAGAGAACATCAAAGGTACTGCGTTCGGTGCGTTCCAAGCAATCGTCGAGTACCTTGACTGGAACTCACACAAGTCAGAGGCTACTCGTGCAGAACGTGTAATCGCTGGCAAGTATGACCGACTCAAGAGCAAAGCTCTTGACCTAGTAACACAGGAGGTAGCGTGAAACAATGGAAAGAACCAAAGGAATATCCCAATCCTCTGCAGAAACATCTAGACCCGCAGTATGTACAGCCACAACTCACACCAAGGGTGGCGCAGTACATACTCAAAGCGCTGGACTATCTACACATCTACTCAACTAAACACAATGAACCTGCTCTCATAGAGCAGCCATTGCATGATGATGCCGAGGCGCTTGTCACCGACGTAATCATCTACGCACCAGAGGAGAATGATGGGCAAACTAAAGAATAAAAATACGCTGGAAGTCAAAGCCTCCCGACTAAAGATTGTTCCAGTCGGGGGCTGGACTTGGTACTGTGGGTATCACGATTCCTACGGATTAGGAGATGACGAGGACGAAGTCCTCTTCATGTCTGGCGCTCACATGCATTACCATATGATTGATGGTGATGTGTGCGAGCTTTACTATAAGGAACACAAGGAAAGGAAAGAAGCATGATACATCTAACTAGTGTCATTCTTATCTGCTCTTATTGCAACGCAGAAATCGAACGACACACAGAAGCCGAAGCACGTGAAGCGCTGATGATTCATCAGAAGTACGTGCAGTGCATGAAGGAATACTGATGGCACGTCCACGTCCGACGGAAATCAAGTTGGTTGCAAACTTGCTTGACCCTGACAACACTAACTCCGAAAGTGCTGCGGAACTAGCAGTAGAAATCATCGAGGCTCTGGATGAATCCAGATTCAAACGTGAGTCCTACATACTCGTAGCACAACTAGCACGTTGGGCTCCAGTCCAGGCGTGGGGTGAGTTCAGTACAAAACTACAGGTTGAAAAGTTCATGAAGAACTTATCAGGTGTAGATGCAGAAGGTGGACGAGCAGTCGTTGTTCACCTTGAACAACCAGACAAACTACTCGAACGGATTGGAGCAAAATAATGTGGACGATTGCTTACATCGCCATCACTGCGTACGTTGCCTATCGCATAGGCAAACGTAAAGGTGAGCAAGAGATGTATCAGTTATGCAAGAACGCTGACCAAGTTCAGCGTGAGTTCTTCTCACGCATCAGCTTGAACTAGTACCATCCGAAGAGGCGGGGGCTTGTGCCTCCGCCTCTTTTTCTTTACGCGCCTGAGCCTGCATACTGTTCAGCATCGTAGCCCAATACAACTTATAGAACTCTTCATCGAATGCAAATCTCTTCATGTGCTTTACTGTTGCACCAGTATGTGCATGAAGTGGAATGCCAGCCTCTCTCATCTTCATAAAGAACTGGATGTCCTCACCGATAAATGTATCCTTATCCTTGTTCGCTTCATCCATTGACTCAATAAAGAATGAACCATCGCCATGGAATTGACGCATCTTGTCAGCCACTGACCGATGCATAAGCAAGAATCCAAACCCAGCGTAATCAACCTTCAACAACTGGTTGAATGGCAGGGGATGGACGTAAGACATTAGGTACTTGTCATCCTCATGTGCCATGAACAGCGCAGGATATGGCTGCATGATTGAACTCTCCATCTGCTTAGAGATGAAGTAAGTTCCGCTAACAACAGGTCGTTCGACTTTATGAGCTGAGTCCCACACTAACTTGAGAGCTTCGTTCGTAAGAACGATATCGCTATCAACCCAGAGTAACCAATCAAAGTTAGTCTTGGTATGCCAGACATCGAATGCAGTCTGACGTTGCCTGCCTATCTGATTACCTTGCACACGTTGTGCGCTAGTAATAGGTAGCCCAGCAGTTAATAGCGTGTACACCACGCCTTCCATAAACTTGCCATCGACTGTTCCATTATCACACCAACAGACCATTATCTGGTCATTAGATTCGCTGGTAACAGCTCGCTTCGCAGGGTTGCCCGACTTACCCATTGTGATTTCCTCCCCACCCAGTTCCCTTGAACTGGATACCTGGTGCTGTCCACACACGTGTCATAGTTCGATGACACTGGTCGCAGTCAGGACCAACTTCGAAATGTATATTGAATTCTTTCTTGAACGAACATTCTCTACATTCGTATTCGTATGTAGGCATTAGCCCTTCTTCTTTTTCTTTCGCGCAACTGCAGCGTTGTCTATTAGGTTTGGGTATGGACGACCAGCAGCTTTAGCACGAGCACGTGCCTGAGCTTTCTCTTCTGGTGTCAATGGTGTCGATGTCTTCTTTGGGTTAGTTGTTTTCCAAAATGCTTTCTTCTTCATTAGTATGGTGTTGCCCCTCCGAGATACTCAGTTATATCTCTTAGTCCCTTGTTGATAATCTGCTCCACTCTTTGTGGAGAGATGTCCCACTCTTTTGCAATCTCAGCAAGAGGTGCATCGGTTGCATATTTAGTTTTTAATATCTGATGTGTACGTAAGTCTAGCTTCTTCATTGCTCTGTCTACGTCAGCCAGCATAGCCAGTAGGTTGTTACCTTCGCTAGCTTGACGCTTAGCTTTCACGCCATGGATATCTGGGTCCATCACTTGGTTAGATAGGTGAGCATCATCTGAGCCAAGCACCTTGATAAGAGTTTCAATCATAGCCAGGCGGTAGAAGTACTCATCGCCCAGCTCATAGCCAAGCGCACGAGCTTTCTCCTTGCGAGCGTATCGCTCGCCTGCCCTACGAATGAACGTACTGAACGCTTTGTATCCTTGTTTGCGTTCGACTTCACCCTCACGCATTAGGTACTCGGATACTTTATCTTTACGTTTCCAAGCGTATTCATTCATAGCCTGCTTGACATCTTCAAGCTCAACGAATCTGTGATATCTCTTCGAGATACCCCAAGCAATCGTGCTTGTTATGTCATTGATTGCAGACCAAATCTCGTGGTCTTTATCTAAGTTAGTCAAGGGATTTCACCAAGTACTCAACAGACCTAAGCATTAATTTAATATCATCATTGAGTAAACCAAGAGCACGATTATGATTGGAACAAAGCAAGCCACGCACCTTGCCAGTTGCATGGTCGTGGTCTATGTCAAGAGCTCGCTTGCCTTCTGGCTTCTTGCCACAGATGTGGCAACCACCATCTTGTTCTTCAAGCATACGTTCGTAATCTTCCACGCTGATTCCGTACATACGGATGCGGGAGATACGCTGCTCTTCGTAAGTTTTATTTCTGTTTCTCGGCATACTTAGCCCACACTCCACGCTGTACCATTAGTGCGATGATGGCATAGTTAGCCAGGTCAACAAACGAATCTTCAAGAGATTCGTTCTTAGGTTTATCTGACTTAGGACTATAGATAAGATTCTTTAATCTCTCTATCTTGTCCGACATGCGTACCATCAGCCCATTGGTTGCGCCACCTGGCGCATGCCAGATGTTGTATGGACCATAATCAATTTGTTTCTTTACTAGAATCGCAAGCAATTCATCGTAGATTTTTTGTGCATCCTCTTCGAATTGCAGGATGGTAGTATCTTCAGACAACGAGCCCCTCTATTCATCCAGTGCGTTAATCAACTTAGTTAACGCTTGAGCTCCTTGGCTGACAATTATACTGTTGATGTCGCTATCAGGCGGTAGCGACACGCGGATGGCTTGAGGTATTGCATCAGATAAACGGCGGGCTAATTCCTGCCCTGGGTTAGACCCATCTTCTTTAACATCATTATCGGTGGCTATAACCACACGACCAATGCCGTCAAAACAACGGCTAAAGTGAGGCTTCCAAGCATTAACACCAGCCACAGCGACAGCAGGATGACCAGCAAGGGTAGCAGATATCGCATCAATCTCTCCTTCCACAATCAGTACTTCATGGACTGCATGAAGGATAGCACTGACGTTATATAGGTGGTGCTTCTGACCAGTAGGAATCATATACTTTGGGTCACCGTCATCTATACGGCGGAACTTAAACCCAACAACTCCAGACTCGGTTATGTATGGGATAGACAAGTGATGCTTCAATCTATCCTCATGCCCAGGTGCTGGGTCAACCACATACCCAAGCTTGAATCGTTCGGCTCCGTCAAGGATGCCACGCTTCTCTAGGTATGCCTCGGCTGGTGAACCAGCAAGGGTTTCGTGATATGTGTTGGCTGCCTTAGTCCAAAGGTCTATAAGCTTTTGATTTGGTTTCATTTCTTTTCCTGCCTATGCACTACGAAAGGAGGAGCAGTATACACATCATTTTTTGCTGCAATCTGCAGCGCTTTCTTCCAGTTTGCACCAGATGCGATAGCACCTATGGCGTAGGAAGACCCAGAACCTAAGCCATAGATGCCATCATCGCGTAGGAAGACTGAGTACGTATCATCTACCTCATAGATGGTTCCGTTCACAGCCATTAAAAATAAAAATTCATATTCATCTGTCTTCTCATCGTGAACGAATCCGTTATCACGTAAGCATTCACGCATGCTTGGGATGACAGTTGTAATCATAAAGTGATAGATGTCTTTTGTATTAGCTGGTATAGCTGGTGGTTTCCATATGTGTTGGACAATGTCACACGGCTGAGTTGTGCCAGCACCAGCGATTAGAAACTTACCGCGTTTAGTAATCTTAGTTACGATTGGATGTGAGTAAGGGCGACCCTTCTCAGTTGTAGTTCTACTATCGGCTGCAATCAAGCAGCCGTCTGGTTCTTGAATACCAATGATTGTTGTCATCTAACTGACCTCAATCTAGGTGGAGTCCAACGACTGCTGGACTTGCGTCCACGAGTCGGAGCTGCGCTCTTCGCCTCCTTACCTATGTTCTTCTCTGCCCATTTGCGAGCGTCTGAGTATGTTAAGTTTTCACGAGCCATGACAATCTGTATACCAGCGCCACGTCCGCTGCATGCATAACATACCCAGACACCCTTCTCCGAATTAACCGAAGCAGACTTATGCGAGTCATCATGTACAGGACAAAAGATGGATTTGTCCCCACCTAACGGTAGGTCTAATCCATAATGACGAAAGACTGCTTCAAGAAATTCGGGTTGGTTCATGACCTAATACCAATTCCTTTCCTGGTGAAACCTGTACGCTTCGCACCAAGTGTCGTATCGATGTAGCACATACTTGTGTGCTTCCTCTGTTTGTTTGAGTAATGACCACTCTGGTTTTGCCCAGAGTAATTGCCATACTCCACGTGCTCCACTCGATTTGTTGTAGGAGTCCACGTTGTATCGGCTCTCCTTGTATGCAATCTGAATTGCACACTGAGCCTCGCGTTTGTTGGTTGTGACTTGCGTTAGCGCCAACTCCACTCGTTCCTTTTTGTCCGTAACTACGGACAACTTCTTCTCGAATGTAAGTGCTGGCGATAATGCTTGGGCTGGTGCTGCTATCGGCAGCATCATTCCAACTATAGTCACTATCACTAACCGCATAGTTACCTCTTTTCATTTTGTGAAACTCTGTCACAGCTTCACTGATGTCCATTGTAACCTGCCTGTTTTAGCAGATTCACCCAGAGTTCCGCAGGCATTACTGCATACGACTCTGAGATATTAGATGTGCCACGCTTTTTTATTAGCACAACTCCTGTTTCCGCATCCGCATGAATCATTTCATCCTCAAGTTCTTTTAGATAACCAGGGATGTTGATGCGTTTTTCATTCTTGCATTCTATAACAACACCATCAATGCCATCAATATCGCCAACGTCATCATGACGACCAGCACCATAAGCTCGTTCAGCACACGGATAGCCCATACTAATGAGCCACTTAACTACGTCACGTTCGTACTGCGAACCCTTGCGTTTGGATGGTGTTGTCATTAGTACTCAATCGAAATCCAGAATGGTCCAAGGTCTATGTTCGCAGAGAACCTATCAATACAAAACCCAACTGCAAATCGACTAAAGCTATATCCAAAATGTAGCCACAGTTTGCCAACTCTAATCTCTACTGAATTAAAAGCTTTCATACATAATCCTTTACTAGTATCTCTTGAATAATTATATTTCTACTGCGCCTAATCTTCTTGCGCTCCATTGGGGTTGTCCCGCCCCACATGCCATAAGCCTCATGTCTTATAGCCCATTCCAGACATTCATTCTTAACCACGCACTTGCCACATATCTTGCGTGAGTATGTATATATATCAGTACCACTTCCTCCTTCTTCTGGAAAGAAGAACTCAATACCAATCTCTCTACACAACCCCCTGGTCAAGTCTGGAAATTTCATCTACACTTCCCTTTCGTAATAACTTCATTGCGGACAATAAGTTTTCTATAGTAACCAAATAACCTTTACTTCGGTTCGGGGGAATCTCACAAGTAATCTCATGACCCCAGTTCTTGACTACGTATCTTACATAATCTGTCGGAACCATAATTATTCCTTCTTCTAGAACGAATGCCCAGTAATCAGCTTGTGTTACTGATAAACCAGATGGTTCCCAAGATTGGGATTTAAGATACCAGCACTCAACTTCAATGTAAACATTGTTTGTCTTATGCCACTTACGGTCACGTTTTACTTCAACGGTTTTACCATTAGTTAGAAGTTGTTCAACTAGTTTCTCACCTTCACGACCATATGAGAAATCTAAATCGAAACTTGATTTAGTTACTTCCATTGGCTCATCGTCCTTGCTCTAAATAATTCTGTCGATGAGTTATACAGAGTCATCTTGCTAGCTTCTGCTGCCAGCGTTATGTACTCTTCAGCATTCGGGTCAGCTTTACCGTGACGATTCTTCACGACAGCCACACGATAAACATTAGCTGCGCTATCCAGCGCCACGGATAAGACGAGTTCTGGTAGGGCTGCAACCTTGCCCATCAGAGCTTTACGTGGCGCTGGGTAGTTTGGCTTAGACATCTTCTCGTTCTCCGACACATGGTGAAGAACGATGAAGGCTGTTTCATATTCACGAGCCATGTAGTGGAACGCTGACATTGCATCACGCAATGCAGTCCACTCGTTGTCGCTTGATGAAGCGACGTTCATTAAGTTATCAACATACACCGCCACAGGTGCAGCACCGTGCAGTTCAATCCACGCTTCGATTTCTTCCTCGATGTCTTGTAACGAGGGCGCTGGGTCGAAGGCAAACCGAACATGTCCTGCACCTTCAGCCAATGCATCTTCAAGAAGAACACTGGCTTCAGTATCCATGATTCTCTCAACGTCAGACACTTCTCTGTCCATAATGATTGCGCCTGCACGAGTCGCTATTGTTCTTGAATCAGAGTCCGCTGAGATATATAACGCTGGAACTTTGGAGGCGATGGCGTACCACAATGCAATCAGTGTCTTACCGCCACCTGGCTGTCCTGCAATCAAATGCAGTTGAGCCTGACGGAAGGCAACTTGACTTGCGGTAAGAGCAGGGAGCACCTCTGGTAATTGCTTACCAGCAGGTGACTCCACACCGACTACTTGTAGTAGTGAACGCATTGTTAGCCTTTAGTCCAGATTGTTTCTGCTTCAGCAACACCTGGCTTAAATGGCTTTGGTCCCTTGGCTGGGTCAAACCAACCAACGTAAGACTTACCAGCTTTAGATACGCCCTTCTTCTTGGCGTACTTGCCACGTCCATCTGGTAGGTCTGGGGCATCTGGGTGTCCGTATGTCCACTCATTGCCGTACTTGTCTTTGACTACCTCAATTGATTGAGGCGATGATGACACTGGCTGAGGATTCATGCCAGCATCTTGGAGAGCCTGGATAGCCTGCTCCATGTTAGGTGCGTATGCGTTACCTGTTGGTCGATTGACCAACATTGATTGCAAACCTTGTGCTTCATTGATTGCCTCAACTGCAGCAATTAGATTTGCTTTGAATTCAGCAATACTCATACCTCGAACGGTAAATAAGTCCTGCCCATTTAGCTTGCCAGTATATGAAAACGTAGACTCAGTCATCTACTTTTTCCTTTCTTTCCCTTTGTTGTAGGTATTTGCAGAGGGAATTCTTTTGAGCCCATTGCTGGACACTTCTCTTGGAATGAACACATCTTACAGTTTTCACCAACAGATGGTGGGAACCAACCTTTAGATACTGAATCATTCATTGCGCTAAATACATAATCAAAATAATCCATGCTGAGATGGGATAAGTCAAACAGGTCATCGAGTTGACCTTGACGTGTCATAAAAAATGCGCCCCACTTTGGGCGAATGCCATACATTTTTTCAATACCGCTGGCATACAAGCCAGCTTGAATCATACCGAACGGTGTCCTAGCACCAGTCTTGAAGTCGACTATTACTAAGTCTTCCCCCACTTGGTAAATGACATCAACGACAAAGCGTACAGGTGTGCCTCCGAAATGCACACTTGCATCCCATTCGATGCCAGGACGACCGTCGGGCAGGGTAGCAATTTTCCACCCAGACTGAGCATACCACTTCTGGTAAGCCTCAACCTGCTTGAGTCCATCGCTCTGCCAGAACGCTAGGTCTTCCCCATCTGGGCGAGCTGCGGTCTTGCGACCGCTAGTCTTCCAATCAGAACTAGGAATACCTGTTTGTTCTTCGGTAACTCTAACAGATTCATTAAATACTTCAAGCCATTTTTCAGTTAAACTCATCATCATCCTTCGGAGTGTAGTCTGGGTTATCTATGGGGGTTGGGGTAGTCATCGGCGACCCACAGGTCGCACAGAAGGAATCAGTAAACCACATAACAAGCTCATAGTCTTGGAAGATGGCACGAATAATTTGGATGTTGGAACCACAGTTGATACACTCATTGCTAGGTATCCCCCGCTGGTCAATTAGATTCTTGTTGGGTTCTGTAGAACTCATGGTTCAACCATTCCAGCATCGAGTGGACTGCTGAGCCAGCAGCCAAATAAACAGCTGGTTTCTCTGGGACCATTGCGACTTTGCTGAGGTAGTATTTCTGCGGGCAGGATTGCCAAGTAGAAAGCTGACTATAGGAACGATGTGGGGGTAGTTGATTCATATGCCCAGTGTAATCTCCAAGACGGACAAATCGGGTAAGACACGCCGTTTGTTTTTTAACCAAATCCGTGATAAGTTTGAGGGGTGGAGGGCGGGAAAGGCTCGCCACAGGGCGAGCCGATGAAAGATATAGATATATTCATAAACAAAATAGAAGATGCGAAGACGCATCTTCCTGATGGGCATAAAGATAAAGAATGGATGGAAGGGTTTAACGCTGGCTTAGATTGGGCAATACGAATCTTAATCAAAGATAAATCCGCGTATTAAAAACAAAAAGAAGGGGGAACCGTTATGGTTCCCCCTATCTCTTTGGCTCCCTACCATTCAGGCGGAGCAACTGCGAGCGCATCCAGCGTGGCTAAGTTGATGCACCCGACTGCTGGAATGGAAAGCGTATGCTGCAAACCCTTAAGCACTTCAGCCAGGGGAGCATCTAGCACATCATCTCCAGCTATATTCAGCGCCACTCGGACTTTCTCTACCAATGGGTGACGCTCACCTGGACTAACCAGGGATATTAGTTTGTTCTGTTCCACTACTCAATTGGAATTTCTGTATCAATAGTTTGTAGTTGAACTGTAACTATTCCACCAAATCCCGATGCAAAAGAGGGAGGTGAAGTTTGCTCGAACTGTAAAGCGCGGATAGTACAGAGTCTTTCTTCTCCTGAAGAAAAGTCCTGGAAGAGTACCGCGCCTCCATTTTGTTCAATACGTTCCAAATAGTTAATGCGTTCCCATGGGTTGGATACTTTTGTGACTCCATTTGAATCGCGCTCCTCTTCGAAACATAGTAATGGAACTGTAATTGTACGAGAACGAAGTGGTGCTGGTAGAGCACGACACTGCCATTCTTCTACTGTTGGACCAACTGTTGCATCGCTTGTACTTCTAGTTAAAGTTAATTGAATCTCAAAGTGGTCAGCTGGTTGAAGACCAGCAGACAATTGGAATTCTGTTGAGCCATTAAGCGGGATAGCATCAATCAATGTTGAGTTAAGTTCTTGGTCGTAAACGGAGAAACCTACTCGACCACCACCTTGGCAGCGGACAGCAATAGATACTGGTTGTTTCTTTTCTGCAGTACCCCAGCGAATCCATCCAGATTTAATAACACCAGATGTGGCTAGTTGTGTTGCATGCTCAGTCCATACTCCAGATGCACCAACCATAAACTTTCTTGCCGATGTTCCTAAAAATGAAATTCCAATAACGTCTGATGAATCTGTTTCTAAGTCAGCAGCATACGCATAGCCGTTATCTATTGGCTGACCAAGGTCGATTTTCCATAGACCCTTCTTGTTATTAATGGCAAGTGACCTAGTTGCGTATACAAACCTGCCAGTAAATGCAACATCTTTTACATCACCAGTAACATTAAGTGGTCCGTAAGTAAATGAAACTCCATCAGTAGATTGATTACCGACTCGCACACCAGCTGTAGTAGCCATAACAACAAACTCATTTAGGTATGTACGAATCTGATGTATTGTTTCACCTCGTGGTAATTCTGCAATGACAATTGGGTCATTGATTGCAGCCAATGGAGATGTATCATTTATACTAAATGATAATACTCGTGAAATTGCACCAAGTGTATAACCAACTATGATTGCACTATTAAGCTCACCAACAGTATTCCATACCAACGCTGGGTCTTTATATGTATAACGCTCTTCAGTATTACCAATAGTCGATGGTGCTGAAGAGGGGAATCTTGATATTTCATACACTACACACTGGGTGTTGTTTTCTAATACGCCAATAACTATTCTGTCTTTAACAAAACCAATAGCTTGAACAGTCCAAGTGCTGACAGTATTTGGTTTGTTCCAAATTTTAGATACAACCATTGATGTGCTTACTGTATAGATTGCATCTGTTCCACCAACAATTGCATGGTTACCATCGCTTGTTAAAACATGCGCTGTTACAGATGTTGCTAAGGATGTAGATGTAGCTGTATTTGTAGAACCATTATAGTAGTAGACATTACCACCTTGAATATAAAAAGCACCGCCAGTTACAGTGGCTGGTTTAGCGGTGATAGCTGTTGTAGAAAACTGCGTTGTAGCTGGAAGTAAATTAATAGAACCAGTATTACTGAATACATCTATATTGTTTGATTCATAGTATCTATATAAGTCAGATGAATCTGCGTCATAATAACGCTCTCCAGCACCGTGATGCCAAGATGTTGCAGACCTAAGCCACCAGTTGGATAGAGAGTTTTCACCAGCGGTAGAGCCCTGGTCAATACGTTCCTTCTGGTATGTCGTAGTAATACGACTAATCCGATTCTGGTCAGATGCAGCAGAAAGCCAAGGTGTACTACCAATAGCGTAGCTAGCAGCAAAGTCCTCTCGTTGGTATTTAACCAGCGCCGTTGGAATAGACTGGCTAAGAATTACAGGTAAATCACCAACAAGTTTTTTATTGTTTGTTGCCACGTCTTATCCTCTACTTGTTAGGGCAGTGCTGACAGCACTTTGATGTATCTTCCTTGATTATCTTTTTATCTGGTAATGGTTTAACTACAGCCTTGATTTGATTAATAAGTTTAGGTTGATTCATCCACCAAAACCAAGGACTGGTATCATTACCATGACCATCATTGATAGAAATATGCAGATGTTTATTGTGCGGATTGCTACCAGTATATTTTCTGTTGCCTTGCTTGGCTCTTTCTTTAGACCAAATCTTTCCTTGAAAGATTAGGTACTTGACTCGTGCATCTTCTTTTAGTTTTTCAAAGATGACAGTACAGTCAATGCCATTGGCAGGGTCATGGGTGAGGTCGACTGCTAGCCCAGTATTGTGGTCCGAAGTTGGACTCGCCTTCAGGTGAGCTGCACTTGGCAACAATCCGTCCGACAACTTCTTTCGCTTCGGCGACAATGCCGTCGCCTGGCGCAGCACAGCAATAGCAGCAGGCGTGGCTTTCTTGGTTACAGGTTTCATTCATTTCACTTTCCCGCTATTAGTTCAAACAAACTGTCAACGCGCTTCTCTAATCTGTCGATAGAGTCACGCATACTTGTGCCAGAATTCGGCTTAAGTTCAGCAAGGTAGTGCTTGACTAACCAACGAACAGAGCCAGCAAAGCTGGCGACTATTGTGGTAACCGCGACTGCGATACCAGCCCATTCGTTGGTGCTCATTATTCTGTCTTACCGAACGCTGAATCTGATGTATCTAAAGCACGGAGCACGACGGGCAGCACTGCCACGATTCCTGCTGTGAAGATAGCCTTGAGTCCCGCTGTGTCAAGAGTGAAGATATCCCCACCAGTAGCAGTAAAGGCAGCAAGGCAAGCGCCGATAAAATGGCGGACGTAGCTTTTAACAGCTGCAAAAGTTTTTTCATTCATTTATTTCTCCTTGTTATAGTGCTGCAATTTCTTCAGGGGTTAGCCCTAAAGCTGCAAGCTTTGCTTCGGCAGATGCTTTAGCAGCAGCTCGTGCTGCAATTGCTGCATCTCTTGCTTGGTTCCTAGCCTCAAACTCTGCTTGGTCAGCCAGTCTTTGGTCTATCTCTTCTTGTGTAAATGGCAAAACTTGCACTTCTCCAGTTTCACAATTAATGATTGTCTTCATTGGTATTTCTTCAGTCATGATTTTCCTCTCCTATTTTAGACCGTAAAGATAAAAAATTGACCCTGATGCAAAACTTCCTACTTCGGTTTCAATGCCAATTTTTGTTATGGCGCTTGTATTTTTCCATACATTTCCATCATTCCATAAATCCCAACTTGCTGTAGTTTGATAGCTACACAAAAAACTATTTATCTGTTTATAGTTTGTTGTATTATTGTAATTGTTTATAGCAATTTCCGCTATACCAAAAGAGTTAGATGAGGTTGCACTGGCGCATGGAAAGATGCCCATAATTCTGGCTCTTGCCCCACCGTTACTCCACTCTCCACCAGCACCACCATCTTCAAAATACCAATCAAACTGTATGTAGTTTGCGTTGGTTGAGTCATTGTTGAGTCTGATAAGGGTTACAACACGATTTTGTGAGGTAGTGCCTCTACCACTAACAATTACTTTGAGGTCTTTATATGTTGTTGGCAATGTATCAAATTCAACCAATGCACTAGAACTTGTAAGAGTTTTCTTTTGTATTAATTCAAATGCCATTATGCGTTACCTGCCGTAATTCCATATAGGTTTATAGTTCCTCTAAAGTTTCCATTAGTAACATATACAGTAATACTTGTTATAGCGTTTGTATTTTGCCAATTCCAAACAAGCCATCCAGTATTTGAACGACCGCTTGACTCATCAGCAATATAGGAATATGTTCCAGACCCATGTTTTCTCTTACTTGAATCAGTATATTCTGGTACTGTAAATTCAAAATGAGCTGGGTGAGTAGCACTTGTTGGGGAATTGTATGTTCCAATAATTGGTACACCACTTGCTCCACCAAAACTAGTATTATCAAAAGTATTGCTTTGGGTATTGTTAGCTGCTAATCCAGAATAGTTAGCACCACTATCTCCATTAAATCTTACAAAACAATCCCAAGAAGTAGTTGCACCAGCAGCAGCAAAGTTTGCTTGTATAACTAAATCTGTATATCCACTAAAAGAGTTAAAGGTACAGGTATTGGTATTGCCAGTAAATGTTTGTCCTGAAATTAATTCATATGTTGCTGCCATTTAAGCACCTTTTATTCCGTATAAAGATAGCCGTGTTCCCGACTCCCAGTTGTTACTTCCACCAATTCTTATTGAGGTTATTGCGTTGGAATTACGCCATTGACTTCCAGATTGAACCGAAAATCCTTCATAAGAACCATCGCCAGTAGACCTATAACCGCCAACAGAAATTACATTTTTATGTCTATCTGTTGAAGAGTAGTTGTAGATAGTTGTCCAGCCACTACCCCAATAATTTGTTGTGTTTGACGAACCTGGGATTTGGTGCATCTGTGCAACCGTGGTTGCAACATCGTAATAAAGCCATGGGGCTCCAGCTCTTTGGTCAATTTCAGGATAGGCATACCAATAATTGGTTCCAGTATCTCCGTTAAACTGCATTGATACACTTGAGTAAACTGGAGTACGAGTGTCCTTACCCCATACTCTTATTTGGAGGTGGTCATATCCTTGTGGAATACTGCTAAATGTATAGTTTGCAGCACCTGTTGGTGTTACGGTTGCTATTTGATAGTAGGCAGCAGCACCACCAGCACTAGCAAAATTGCCAAATCCATAACCTTTAGCAGACTGTAATGTCAATAATGGCACGATTGCTCCTAAGCAAACTTAGTTTGAGATGCAAGTACAGTGAATGTTCCATTTGCTGTTTTAATAATTGTAAACACATATGCGTCAATGCTTGAAGCATTGCCTGCGGTTGGCGCTGTTCCGCCTTGCCACTTAGGGGTTACTGTACCGCTGTCGATTTGAATAGTGCTTGGATAATATGCAGTAGCTCCATTGGTATTCAACCAAACAAGAGTAATAGCATCACCAGTTGCTAGATTATTATTTAGCGATGATGAGCTACTATACCTAAAGTTAAGAGTATGGTTTGCTGTTGCGTTCGATGTGTAATACCAAACAGAAGCTGTTGAAAAATCAATGTTAATTGTTCCAGTTGCAGCAGATGCAACAATATTAACATCTTCTTCTAAACCTCTTGTAATTGTATCAGCAAGTGTTCCACCTGCTGCTCTAGCAAGTGGAACTCCACCTGCGGTTGAACCGTCGTGTACAACTACGGTTTTCTTATCGGTATCAACTGTCAGCTCAGCGAGCAATCCTGTAAAAGAAGCATGCTGTGCAGTCGTACCTCTACGGCGTTGAAATGCAAATGGCATTAGATTGTTCCCCAATCTGATAGTGATGTCCACGAAGCGGAGGTTCCGTTTGTGGTTAAGAAATATCCATTATTTCCAGTTTGACTTGGCAATACATATACACTTGATGTATTGAGTGATACCGTTACAGCACCACTTGCGCCACCTCCAGAAAGACCAGTGCCAGCAGTAACAGCGGTAATATCACCAGATGTGGTAACTACTTCCCATGCTGTACCGTTGTACACGTTCATGTTCTTGTTAGTGGAATTCCAATATAAAGCACCTTCTAGTAAAGCATTTCCATCATTATCTAAAGTTGGTGCTGATGCTTTTGAACCGAGGTATCTATCATCAAATTCATCATAACTTGCAGCAGCTGAAGATGCAGAAGTCGCTGCACTAGAAGCAGAAGCAGCAGCTGATGTAGCGCTTGTAGCAGCTTGTGCTGCGCTAGTAGTTGCAGTTGCTGCGCTGTTTGATGCTGTTGTTGCACTTGCTGCTGCACTAGTAGCAGAAGTTGCTGCTGCTGTCGCTGATGCTGCAGATGAAGTAGCTGATGTAGCAGCAGCGGTTGCAGAAGTCGCAGCCGAAGATGCAGAAGTTGCTGCTTGAGATGCTGAGGTGGTTGCTGTTGCAGCACTGTTAGAAGCGGTGGTTGCACTAGCGCTAGCTGCCGACGCTGATGCTGCTGCACTGGTTGCGCTTGTAGACGCAGAGGTAGCAGATGTACTTGCTGCATTTGCATAGGCTTGTGTATTTGCCTCAAGCGAAGATAAAGAAATCCAAGTTCCAGTACTGTTATCTACAGTGGTGATGTCACCCATATCTCTAACAAGACCAGATGCAACCTGACCAGCAACTGTTGTTGCAGAAGCAGATGCGCTTGTAGCTGAAGTGGCAGCAGCGGTAGCTGAGGCAGCAGCAGATGTAGCCGAAGTTGCAGCAGCAGAAGCAGAGTTTGCTGCGGATGTTGCATAGCCAGCAATTGTGGCTACAGATGCAGCAGCGGTGGTTGCACTTGCAGCAGCGCTTGTAGCGCTGGTTGCAGCAGCAGTAGCACTTGTAGCAGCGGAGGCTGCAGATGTGGCTGCTGCGGTTGCTGACGTAGATGCTGAAGATGCTGATGTGGCAGCTGCAGTTTGGCTTGCAAGCGCAGACGCTGCGGAGGTTGCTGCAGCGGTTTGGGATGCTAATGCGCTAGTAGCCGAAGTTGCTGCAGCGGTAGCGCTAGAAGAAGCAGAATTAGCACTGGTAGCAGCAGCTGTTGCGGAAGTTGCTGCAGAGTTGGCTGAAGTAGCAGCTGCAGTTGCCGAGGTTGCAGCACTTGCTGCACTTGTGGCAGCAGCAGTGGCTGATACCGCTGCTGATGTTAAAACACCATCAGCAAAGTCTTTACGTACCGCATCAGAAGATGATGTTGGTGTTGCAAGATTTGTAATCTTAAATCCACCAGCAGATAAATCTGAACCAAGTGTTGCTGTGGTTAATGTTTTTCCAGTAAGGGTTTGCGTTCCGCCAGTTCCGACAATATCTCCAGTTACACCGTGTGCGGATGTCGCAGCTTCATGTGTACGAGAATCAGAATAGTCACGACCAGATACGCCGTGTTCAACCGTAGCACCGACAGAGTGTGACTTAGCAGTGGAGCCATCAACACCACGAGTTACTGTGTATGCGCTACCAACAAGACCAGTGACATCAATGATTTCTTCATTGGCTGTATCTTTTTCTAAGATAAGAACGAATGGATACTGCGATGGTAAACCAGAAGCAGCAGCCAATTGCAAGCTCGTAGAGCTTGAGTCGATTGCACTAGACAGAGTTGTCTTAGCAGCAGTCGAACTGTAATAGCGTGTAATTGATGGCATTTATTACCTCGTATACTGGATTGTGTTTAGGAAGTTGGCTTGTTGCTTAGCAATCTCTTCTGCTAGGCGAACTGTGTAAAGTTGGAATATGTACTTAGCAGCATTGGTTGATGCTCCAGCTTGTACTGGCTGGTCAATAACATCTGCAGATACCGATGTTGCGGTAACCTTTCCTGGGTCTACTGTTGAAAGCAGACGATACATAGCACCAAGGCGAACAACATCTTCGCATGATGCAGGAAGACCGCTAACCGTTAATTCTTGGTTATCGGTGATTGTTGTTGGGTATTTTGTATATTGAACATTAACTGTACGACCAGGCATTGGTGATTCTTTTAGAATCAATGCTTGTTTAATACTGGCTGTGTTTTCATCATAATAGTTGGTATCTAATCTCCAACCCTTAATAAGTTGCCATACGCCAGTGGAATCTGGAACATCCCAAGAGATGCCAGTAATATCAACCAACGCATCAGGCATTAAGTATGAGTAATCAGAACCATTAAAAGTAAATGTGTAGTTTGATATGCAAGGAAATGACATTCCCTTAATAGTTTCAAGGATTGCTCTCTTGACTTGATTACGAGGGAAAATTGGATTATTTCTTACAACCGAGCCAGATACATGGCTTGTTGCTGTAGTTCCACGCCAGCCACGACCAATAGGATTTCCAGCTACACCAAGCGCTTGGATAGTACCGCTGGTTTGAATAGCTTTCTTTACGTAAATTAACTCATCATCAATTTCAACAATTCCTCTGCTGATTGCTGATGCATCATCAACCAACATAGTTAGGTCGCCAGCAGTTGTGGCGCTGGTAATAACCGTAACTGATTCCTGGTTCTTAACATAAGAGTTAACTTCGCCAAGGGTCTGTTCGGTCAGCTGGTTTAGTGTTGCCATTATGCTTGCGCTGCCCTTCCGATAAGGTCAGATGCCCTGACCGCTTTTTGAATATCTTTCATTTTTGTTGAAGCAGGTTGAATTCCTAGCTTGCGAGCGTCACGATATGCGCTCAATTCTTTATCTGTATTTTTGATATCTGCTGATACATGTTCATTGCTAATACTCAAATTAGCAGCACGAAGGCAGTCGCCCCAAGACTCATGGTCTTGTGTTGCACATCCACTTCTACACTTCGACAATGTATTCACCATATCCTGCAGCAGTTAGCTCTGCTGCCTCTGCATCTGTAATTGGATTGTCATAACCACCACGAAGCACCTTGTCATAATCTGCCAAGCTGCTATCTTGTGGTGAAACTATGGTTGACCAAGTTCCATTTTTCTTTACAACGGTCTTGCCCCATGGATAAGAAACAAACCAAAGGTCATTACTCATACCAAGTTTGATTCTCATGGTTGGTCCACGGAATATTTTTGCCATTACCACTTCACCTTGTCTGCCCAATATGCTGCTGACATAACACCCTTATTGATGTTCTTAGCATGGCGAGCTTTGAATGACTGGCGACGTTGACGGTAGGCTTTGGTTTCTCCAGCCTTTTTAGGGGAGCCTGATACACCTTGCTGACCAAACCTAATTGTCTTTACCTGTGAGCCAGATTTTGCTACAACAACGTGTGACTTGGTTGGGTGGTTAGGTGTGCGCTTTGGCTTATTGAAGCCCGCTACGCCCGCTCTCTTTAGCCTTGGGTCCATTCTTCTTATACTCCCCGACTTTTCCTAGTATTGATTGGATACGCCCATCTTTACGAAGACGAACAACCATTCCATCTTTAATCTGTATTGGGTTGAAACTATGTTTCGATTTGTACTTACCCGATGACATTACTTTTTCTTTACTTTAGGTTTCTTGACTCCTGGCTTTGCCATCCCAGCTTCGCTCATAGCAATTGCTACAGCCTGTTTACGAGAGGTTACCTTTGGTCCCTTTTTGCTACCTGAATGAAGTTTGCCCTTTTTGAATTCGCGCATTACTACGCCAACTTTTTTAGCATTCATCGGCAGTTACACTTTGCCTTACCGCACTTCTTGCACTTTTTTGCTGGCATGTTACTTACCCTTCTTCTTTAGCTTAGGCTTCTTAACGCCGTATTCCATCTTGCGTTCTTTAGCACCTTCCATTGTTTCGTGCTTTTTCATAGCCTTCATAGACTTATACTTTTCGCCTTTAGCAGACATTATTCTTCATCCTTATCTGTAAAATCTGGTGACTCTAATTCCCAATCAGGAAGGTGACGAACCATTAGTTCCCACGCTTCACCTTCTGTAAAACCAGCCGAAGCAAACGAGTTGTATAACTCGTGTGCTTGGTGTGCATACTCTTGGAGTGGCGTAAAGAAATCTAGTGGTAGTTCTTCAGCCTTTTTCTTTTTAGCCATTTTTCCCCTTGCGTGAAGAGGGGCGGTTGCCCGCCCCTCCCACTTTGTAAACTACGCAGTAGCGATGCTTGACTTGGTCTGGATGACGTAACGTGCTTCCTTGCGGAAGATGTTCCATCCGAGTAGACCCTTCCAACCCGCTGGGCGGAAGCGCATCAACTTATCTGTGACAGGACCGATAACTGTCTTTGGCTCGTAAGAAACAGCCTCAAGAAGAGCCTGCTTTCCGAGAAGAACAGTTGCGTATACCTTTGAAGTGCCAGAGCCAGAGATTGACTCGCAGCGTGGAGATTCGATATAACGAACCTGGTCGTAGATACCGATTTCACCATTCCAAAGGTTGGCTACGCCAGCCTCTGTGTAGGTGTGAGGCAACTGCCATACAGCAGAACCAGATGATTGAGCTTCTGAACGAAGGTCATAAGATACGTCTGGGTGAATAAGTGCTGTGTAGAGTCCGCCGTCACGTGGCTGTACGTTTGCGCCACGAAGCTTTGCAACACCCTTACGTGCAAGAGCTGCAGTTAGGTATGGAGCAGTGGTGCTTGAAGATACGTTCTCACCGTTGATGGTTGATTCATCAGCGGAAGTAGTTCCTGTGTAACGCATTGTTGCAAGAGAGGTGAGCTTGTTCCATACTAGGGAGTCAAGTGAGTCACGCATGTTGAATGACAACATGTCTGCAACAGCTGGGTCGATTGCTGAGATTGACTCAAGAGCCAAACGCTCAGTTGTGATTACGGCATTGCCGTATTCATCAACAGTAACATTCACCTTGTTGGTGTTGTTAAGTGTTACAGCATCTGGGTCTTGTGTTTGTGTTAGTGCAGTAGTTGCACGTGATAGGTCCTGATAGACCTGGAAGACGACGGTGTTACCTGGGTTTGTTACATCGACAGGACGCTTGTCCGCAAACTTGCGGAACATTGGTTCTGAACGAAGGTTAAACTCAATGTACTTGTCATACGCCGTCTGAATCAAGTTCGACATCGTTGATGTCGTTGTTGACGTTGCTGGTGTAGTAGGCATGATTTCCTTCTAATTGGGGTTGATTGTGGACGTATCAGCCTTTGAGTAGGTTACTTAGTTCCTCTGGCGAACCTGCGTTCGCCATACGAGAAGCCAAGTCTTGACCCACGATTGGGTCAATAGAACCATCAGCAAACTCTGACATTCGC